TATGCGTGCATTGCTGTAGTGTGATCATAAGGCTTACCGTTATTTTCAAAAAAATCTCTGATATTATAGTAAGTCATATGTTCTACTGTTCTCATAAGATAAACAAACAAAGATCTAACTTCAACTATGTTTTGTCTTCTAGTGTTTTCAAATATATTAATCCCTGTTACTTTTCTTAAAACTCTAGACGTTTCCTGTGCAAACAAAAAATTTTTATCTATTGCTGTATTAAATTGTTTCATATAGTAAATATTCGTTTAAATCTGTATCCTTGTGATCATTGTATTCTTTAACTGCAGCTTCACATTTTTGCTCACCAGTTAGATAAAATTCTTCCGATACATCTATCCATTTAGGAACTAAAGTTCCTTTATCAATAGCTATAAATTTAAAATCCTTGTAAGATATTCCAAATAAGTTACAATATATAAAACATTGCAAATCATAACTAAAATCTTTAAATGCCCATTTAGTCGCTTTTATGTTTATAGTTGTCTTGAGGTCTATGATCTGGCCAGTTTCTGTAATAATATCCGCTTTCCCACGAAAAGGCATTCCCATTACATTTCCTGCAATTGCAACTTCAAATTCTGCGTTTTTTAAAACAGATACTAATTTGCTATTCATAAGGAATCCATCTGCTAAACGCTCTGCACTTTTTCTTTCTGCATAAGTAAAACACTTTCCGTATTCTAGTTCTGCTGATTTAAAAGCCTTAGTCGCTCTTCCCTTTATGTCAATAAATTGCTGTGCTTCAAAAACGTGCGGTTCTAAGATAGCAGTATGAAATAACCAACCATCTCGTAAAGCCTGAGTTTCTTTAGTTCCCCATTTTAATTCTTTTACAAATTTCTTGTAAGAATGCAACAAAGTTTTTGCTATGCTACTGCTTAACATATTTTTACCACAAACATCATAGTAAAAATTATCATCATCCATTTTTTTGATCAGTTCTGCTTTGTCCCAAACAGTTCCATCTAATAGTTTTATAGTTTCAACGTCTTTCATCCCAGTCGTTTTTAATTAAAATAATACTTTCTACTATGCTTTCATAATCTTGATATGCTGACATCAAAGAATGTTCTAAGTCTTTAACTTCATCCCATCTTGCACCGTGCGGAGAATCATCCCAAGTAAAATTTAATTCCTGTACTTCTTTTTTGTTTTTTAAGATTCTAATTTGGTATTCCGCAGGCATATCTAATTTCCATCTTTCTTTTCTAACTTCCTTGTCAGAATTTTCTAATCTGGTAATTAATTCTGCTTTAGTACATTTTTCTAAAACTTTATAATAATCTTCGTGAAAGTGTTTTTTGTTTTTCATAATTCTATTTCGTTTAATTTATTATATACATAGCTTAAATCTATATATAAATTTTGTTTTTGAGATTCGGTAAGATCTAGATTTTTAATGTCCAACATCATAACACTAATTTTTCCCATTCCTTTTCCTGCTCTTTTAGAATTTCTTCTATTTGCTAATTGATAATTTTCAATAAGTTCTTTATCATAATAATCTGTAGTTTCTTTATTATTCATCGTTCATATGTTTTTTAATGTCTCTTAATTTTGCTACCATTTTAATAGCACTCCCTGATATTCCAAAATATTTTTTAACATCAGTTATTCTCCAATTTCTGTGAGGTCTTAATCCTTTAGAATACCATTCTAAATCTCTAATACTAATCAGTAAATTATAATAACCTACTGGCATAGGGTTGCTATTAACTTGAATAGTTTTTTCTAAGTCTTGTATAAATTTTGGTTCTTTCATTTTGAATTGTTTAATTTTTGTTCTGCTGATCTAGCTCTTTCTATTGCTCGAAGTTTATCTGATCTATATTCTGATATAGTTAAATGATACAATTTTTTCTCATAACTAAGTTTATTACATATCCTAGTCAAAAGAATGGTTGCATCCTTCAATAACAATAAATCTGAGTTGTCAGGTTTAGCCTTGTACCATTTTAGTACAATTTCCTGCATAGTAAGTAATGCAGTATTTAATTCAACATCCTCTAAGACATCAAATTTTTCTCTTAACATATACTTTTTAATATCCATATAGTAAAGATACTAAAAATTGTTAATAAGTCTAGTTGTTATTGTAAGTAATTTCCGAAGCGTGATTTTCTGGTAATAAGTAACAAGGCTTACTTACTTTTTTCTTGGTCCATAAAGTCGTATCTGGACACCACATATTTACTGGTTCTGGAAGATCAACACTATTTAACCAAAATAAATAATTTCCTTTAGGGTCATTTATAAAATACAGCTTAACTAAATCAGCAGGCATACTCATTAACTGATCATACTTATATTTTTCTAACATTTTATCTTCATAGTATTTATTGCGAAATTTCATTTCCATTACGCATTCTTTACCTTTAGGAGTTGCACCAACAGCATCATAATGTTCAAATCCACCACCGCACCATTCTAAGTCCCAACCATTAAATTTATTAAAAAGTAATATTACTGCTTGTTCAAGTTTATGTACACCTTCAATATCCATTATTGTCCGTTATTGTACAAATTATTAATGTCTTGTATCCAACTATTATAAGTTTTAGGACTACAGGTACAGGGAACGTGATATTGATGGTTAAAATATTCTGAATGTAATCTAGCTAAAAACTTCTGTTCGTTTCCTGATAACGTATTGCTATTACTAGACTTAAAGTTTGACCATTTTATATAGTCTAATTTAGATAATTTAGTCTTTTCCATTTCTTGAGATCTTAATTTTATTTAACATATCTTTTCTATCATTACAATTACAATCTGTATTACCTAGTAAATCAAACCATATTTTTTTGTGCAACCATTTAATACCTGTATAATAAAATATTTTTTCAACTAAATCTCCCAGTTTCATAGCTTTTTGTTTATGTTTCTGTTAATTAATTTTTCTAATCTTTTTTTAACCTTGTTATAGGTGTTATAAACTGAATAATAACTAATAGTAGTTTTGTCAGACAATCCTTTAATTGATTCACCACCTTCTATGTATTGATATATTTTTTTATCATACCAATGGTAAGTGTCTAAAGCATTATTAACCATTTTATAAAATTTTTCTACATCATCAATATCTTCAAATTCAGGTGATATAAGAGTATCATTCAAATTATCATAACCAACAATTTTTACCTTGTTTTGTTTTCTAGTTAAATCAATGAATAATGATCTTAGAGTTCGGAAAATATAATAGTGGTTTATTTCTGTATCATTGTACATTACATCTGTTCCTTTAGAAACTAAAATATGTATTTTGATATACATTTCTTGAACAATGTCTTCTGCTGTTTCAGAGTTGCAATTAAAACTTTTAACAATTCTAATCCAATCATCGTGTTGTTCTGCTACAATTTCTAAAGTAGATTTCATATACTTAACCAAGTAATATGGATGCCAAAGAATAAAAACATAAAGGTTAACTGTTCATAATACTCTTCAGCATCAACATTTTCAAGATCAGGCTCTAGGTTGGGATTATAATACAAAATTCCAAATGAGAAACCATATATTGGCACTAATTGGATATTTACTTGAGTGTTATTTATATTAAAATTAATCAAAACGGTAGGTCTGTCTGTACTCTTTTAGGTAAATCTAGTAAATTTTTTCCATTTATTTCAAATCCTACGTTGTTTTTTACCGATCTAAGCACTATAGGGCTATCTATTGAAGTAGGTCGACCCCCTGTATCTACATCTTTAATTTTACGAACGTGGATCAAACTATTCATCCATTCTGTTGGGTGTTGAATGTACCTATGTATAACTATAAAATCATCCGCCCTGTTTACGAATTTACCACCACCTTCAACATCACTTGCCATTGGGGGTATTGGATGCCCTGCATATTCGTGTCTATCTGAATGTCGTTTTCTTAATGCTTCTGTATTTGCGTGAGTGTTTAGCCATAAACTTATTTGATTTTTCTTACAAAATACCCTCATTTCACTAGTTGCAAAATAATCATATTCGTGTCCGTTATGTGTCTTAGATAAATCTTTGTCTTTTATCAACGAATTAAATGGATCAATTAATATACCCTGATAATCCCAAGCCTTTTTTAATTCTGTAGCTAAATCTAAAATATTTTTATAACTATATAATTCCTGCGGATCAATAAATTTAAAATGATCGTTTATAAATTGTGATCTATTTTTAAAATGTTTTTCTTCTATTTTGTTGATGACATTACCTTCCATAAATTCTATCATCTTTTTTATTAAAGTATAAGGTTCATTCTCGCTACTAAATACTAACCATCTTATTTTATGTTTAATTGAGTACATAAGCATTAAATACAAAATCAATGTGGTTTTACCTGTATTAGCGTGTCCTAGAATTACATTAAAGTTTGATGTTTTAAATCTAAAATGTTCATCTAGTTCTGGAATGTCTAATTTTAATCCTTCTTTTATTTTACCTGATCTAACCAATTGAAGCTTTTCAATATGATCACTAAAGTTTATAATCATCTTTGTAAGTTTTTTTAAATGTAGGGGAAAAAAAAAGAGTAACAAATTAATGCTACTCTCCTTTTGGTTTTAACCTGTCAGAATTAAAACGGTAGATCGTCTCTATCTGGCGAATGCTGAGAAGCACTTACCTGTTCTTGTTTTGCATTGTATAAATTCCAAGTTGGATACAATTTAGTTCCATCTTTAGAAATACAAATATCTAGGTTTACAAAACCTCTTTCGTTTGCATATTGTTTCATTTCTTGAAGTTCTGCAATAGCTTCATCTATCTTGCATCCTACTACCGCAGGTTTCCAATCTACATTTCCCTTACTTACGTAAAATCCTTTTGCTAATTTATTTTCCATTTTTATAATTGATTTAAAAATTGTTTTAATGATTTATAATCTTCTACTGTGTTCTGTATTACTATATCTCTCTTATCTTTCGCATAAGCTGCCATATTCTCTTTATAACAAACTTGTAATAGTATAGAGTCATTTGTTGTAAAAGATCCTTTAGGAGTCGTTTGTGTGTTTATGGGACGTATGTTACTAACTACTTGAGTTTGTTCTAAGATTGTTGCTCCTTTAGCAAATTTATACTGTTCGTTTGATACCTCGAATTGTATTTCTGATCCTACTGGAAATTTAAAGTCACCTTTAGCTGAAAAAGTATATTCAGTACCATCAGCAAATCCTATTAAATGTTTATCAAGTTGAATTTCTTCATTTGATTTTTGATCCAGAAAGGGTTTACCTTTGCCTTTTGGTGTTATAAATTTAATTCTACCTGTCTTCATTCTCTGTTTGTTTTTTGTTATCTAGTTGTATTTCAAAATCTAATATCTTCTTTCTTAAGAAATCATTTTCTGCTCTTAGTACTCGAATAAGATCCTCATTAAACGTCATTATTTGAAAATTTAATTTCTACACGTTTAGAAAGTTCAGCTTTAGCAGCATTTCTTGTTCCATCTAACAATTCCTTGTTATTTATTAATTCGGCAAGATCATCATTACTTAAAAAATCTACTAGTGCTATCATATATAAAATTGTTTATGTGAAGATACTAATAATTTTGAATAAAACAAAAAAGGGATAGCTAAATTAATAACCACCCCTTTCAAACAAAGTAAAAAACAATTCACATTTACAAAGAAATCAAATGTAGTTTAATTCTAATTCATTAACAAGCTTATTATAATAACTTATTTTTTCTTTAAGATCTAAATCTGTAAACTTAACAATCTGTCTACTTAATTTAAGTAATTTATTACTGGTGCTTTTCCCTAAAAATATACTGAATTCAAATTGTTTTCCCTGTTGCATAACATTACAACCAAAACATTGCGGATAAACATTCTTTTCATCCCACCTTGTTGAATAGTGTTTTCTACTCATAAAATGACCTGCTTGTATTCCGTCTTTTTCCCAGTATGATTTTTTCCCACAAGTTACGCAACTACAATAACCTGAATCATCAGCATTTTTTAATCTTATGTATTGACTAAAAACTGTGTCTAATTTCTTAACTATTTTAGTTCGTGTTAATTTTTTAGCCATTTAATTTGGAAAGAATAAATAAAAGGTTTTATTATACTATAGTAATACTATACTACTATAGTAATACTAATACTAATGTAATAAAGCTAATCTAATGCCTTTAATAACATAGTACCAATTTCATCATCAACTGTTTTAAGTTGTTTATATATAAACTTACTGTCTAATTTTACTTTGGTAATTTCTGATTTTGTACTATCAATTCCTAAATTAGTATATTGCTCACAATCTATTCTAAGTAATTCATCTGTTCTTTCTTTAATACTTAAGGCAAAATCTTGTGCTATTTTTTCTGCTAAGTCTCTAATGGTACTTTTGTCTAACATTCTTATAATTTAATTGATACTAAAAGTAATAAAAAAAAATGAAACTTTTATTGGTGTTTATTGTTGCCGAATACCTTTTCTACTCCACGTGATCCAAAGTATCCACCAATGACAATACTAAGTAAACCAGTAATTGAGTCTAATGGATAACCCAAATACCAACCGATTACATAGCTTATAGTTAAAAAGACTAAAGTTAGGGGCCTTACGTTGGAAGACAACCAAGAACCAGATCTAGAATCTGCTACCCATCTACGAGTAGTACCATCTATTTCAGTACGTTCTATTTCAAGTTTTTTTAATGCAATTTGTTTATCCGAATGAGACATATCAGATCCACCAATAATAGCCTGTATTACTGATCCTATTGGAGTATTTTCTGCAATCGCACTAACTACATTAGGTATCTTATTTAAAAGAAATTTACCTACTTGTGTATCTTTGAATCTTTTCTTATCCATAGTGTCTTTCCTACGGTGCTAGTATGTCCAAACTGAATTGGGTTTACTGTCGTCATTGTCGCAATGGATAAAAGTTTTTGCAATTCCCAACCTACGGAATCCTGCTTGGATAAGGGCATTAATA